CAACATCAGAAGCTATGGCAACGCCGACGATGCGAATGTTGAAAGCCGTGCAGCGTTCAATGAAGCGCGTGGTGAAAGAAATGGCGCAGTTCGTGATTGATCAGGCAGTGATTGCAGGAATGCTCACAGTCACAGAGGACGAGTACATCGACTGCCAAGTCAATATGTTTGACTTCGAGCGTCGGGATTCTGCGGTGATTGGTGTCGGAATGGTTCAAGTTGTGAATGCTCTCACGATTGCCAAGGATCAGGGATGGCTCGGAGACGACACAGCAAAGAGAATCTGCGATGGCTTTGTCGGGCGGCTCGGAGTGGAGACCGATCCGAATGAGACCGTGGAACAGATCAAGGCGAAGAATCAACAGCAACAGGATGAAGGTGCATACGACGGCACTGATCCGTTTCCCGGGAAGAAGAACGATCCGACGAAGAAGGGAGCGCAGTACGAGTAGTGCCACGTAGACCCGTCAATCTGCTGCTCAGGAGGATGGACGAGCTTGAACGCGCGGGTCTCAAGGACATCCGTTCTCAGATCAACAGCTTTCGTCAAGAGGTTGTTCTCACTCTGACGGAATACGGGGACGAGATCGCTCCGTCTGATCTGTCGGGACTGAAGAGCCGCTTCGACGCGCTGGCTGAGAAGTACAACGGCCCACTAACAGAAACACTCACAGAAAACCAGAGACGGCTATTCGTGAAAGGAATCCAGACCGTTGATGATGCTCTTGAATCTGCAAACCTCCGTGTTGCACTTCCCTACTTGTCGGAGCAAACGCTCAATGTCGCTCAGGAATTCGGGGCCGATCTCGTGACGGGATTGACTGATTATTCCAAATCCCAGATCACGAAGCAAGTCAGGCTCGGTGTGATGGGACAAAAGCCGGTGTCAGATATCATCAAGGAGATTGGGCGGAATCTCAAGAACCCGTCTGTATTCGGAACCGTGGGGGCGCGTGCTGAGGCGATATTCAAAACAGAGGTCAACAGGATTGCTAACCTCGCCTCAACGGAACGGTTAGAGCAGGCCGCAACGCAAGTGACGGACTTGAAAAAGGAATGGCTGCATTCTCACACCGGTACGCCCCGGATAGGGCATCTTGAACTTGACGGCGTTACAATCGAAGTCAGCGAGAAGTTTTCGCTTCATGGAACCGATGGGATAACGTACATGATCGACGGCCCGCATGATCCCACGCTTCCCGTGGGAGACGTGGTGAACTGCAAATGTCACGTTATCCCTGTTGTTGGAAGGTTTGAGTGATGGAAAAAAGCATGACAGAACCAGCCCCGAACAACTACATCCATTCCGAGGAACGCAATGTTGAGTTTCCCTTCTGCGTGGGCCAGAAAGTAAAAATCCTTCCGCTCGATGGGCATGTTGGTGTCGTTGAGGGATTCTGGTATGGGCGTAACCGCGTGCTCAAAACCAGCGTCCGATATTTCAACAATGGTGAATTGAAGGATGTGTATTTCTACCCCGAAGAGTTGGAGCCGGTGAACGGACAAAAATAAACTTCCCCCATCTCTTGACATTGGTGGGGTGACGTAGCTATATTCGTTCCAACATAGCCCAAGGTTAGGGCAACCGGTTTTGCGATCGTAATCCTATCCGTCCTCGGACGGAAGTAAATCGACGTGAGATTAGGACCGATCTAAGATTCATCCCGCAAGGATGGGTCTCAAGGCCTGTCCTATTTTTTTGTGCCTACACCAAAGAAAGGAACACATCAATGCTAACAACCGACAAAGAGCGAGCACAGGCCGAGGCAGAAGCCGCAGCCAAAGAAGCCGCAGCGCAAGCGAAAGCCGATGCAAAAGCCGCAAAGGACGCTCAGGCTGAAGCAGCGAAGGTGACGGTCACGAATCTCTGCAAGGCCCCTGAGAACATCGTTGCGAAGGTCAGGTCTCTCTTCCCCGGCCAGTCGGTTGAGATCGTGATGGTCGGCCCGACCCAGGCCGGAATCAACGTGATCGGCAAGGACGGCAAGAAGGACTGGCAGAAGGTTTCGATCGTTTGAAGAAGATCCGGGAACTGATAAAGGCGGCACTGTCAGCAACGGTCGGCGAGAGTCTGGACGAACAACTCTCCAAGATCCGTCAGGCGTTCTGGAGCAAGTTTGGAGATGCCCCGGCTCAGAGTGCCTACGTCAAGGAAGTCTACGATGACGCCGTGATTGCCGAGGCTGGTGACGGTTGTTACCGGATCGGCTACACCGTTGATGCGGAGGGGGTTGTCACCTTCGCCGCAAAAGACGAATGGCAAAAGGTCGAACAGCAATACGTCCCGACGAAAGCCTCGACAAAGCAGGACCCGATCTCACTTTCTTTCCGCGGAGCTGTCGATGTTACCGGCATGGTCCAGACGACTCCCGGCGTTATGGAACGCGGGACAAAGTGGGAAGTGACGATCCTCAAATTCGGCAAGATCAAGACCCCGCCTTACTACCTCATCACCAAGGACGTTGTTGAAAAGTATCTCTTGCAGTTCGAAGGCGCAAAGGTCTACGCCAATACGACGACTGATCTCGCCGGCCACCTCAAGGATTCGAACCGGAAATCTGTCCGGGACATCGTCGGTGTAATGACAGGCCCGTGGATCGCAGGCGAAGAACTGAAAGCCACGTTGACGCTGTACCCCTCGGCTGATGACATCCGGAAGAACCTGGTTTTCGCTTCTGATAATTCTGCCCCCATGCCCTATGAACTCTCAATTGATGCGACGGGTGAAGCGGAGCGTAAGGGGCAGGACATTGTCGCGACATCGTTTGACCGCGTTATGGTTGATTTCGTCGAGCGCGGTGCAGCCGATGGAGTCGTTGTAAGAATGGTTGCATCAAAACTACATCCACAAGGAGACACCTCAATGAAGGAGAAACTGCTGTTCCTGTTCTCGATTCTCTGGCCGACGTTTCTTGTCGATCAAAAGGTCGAACTGCCAAAGGTGAATGAGAACGAACTCATGACGCATCTCGTGGCAGCGAACAAAGCTCACCCACGGTTCGAGCTACCCGACGGTATCAACACAACGAACGCCGATGAGGTGATCGAGAAGATGTTCACGGAACTCGGCAAGTCGCTCAAGCCCGCTCCAATCCAAGCTGCGAAGACCGACAACATCCTTGACCTGAGCGCTTTCCGGGCATCGGTAACAGATCCGATTGCAGCCGAGGTGAAGAAGATGCAGATCAGGGCATCACAGTTCCTGCTTTCGGCAAAGCTCGCTGACTCGAAGCTCCCGGTTCCATTTCAGGATGAACTCAAGGTCGAGTTCAAGGACAAGGTTGCTGAGGAAGCCGATATCGACGCCGCAATCAAACGGAAGAAAGATATTTGGGCGTCCCTCGTCCCGTCTCAGCTCAACAACCGGGGCCTGGATATCAGGGCCGGTATGGATCAGGTTGACAAGGTGAAGAACGGTATTTATGGACTTTTCCTTGAAGGCTCGCTCAAGCCCTTGACACCGGAGGAGAAGAAGACGCTCAACCCCTACCAGTCTATCAAGGCTGCGTATATCGATTTCACCGGAGACGATGAACTCACGGGGCGCCGGGATTTTGCGAGGTTCCAGGCCACACTCCAGACAGGAGATTGGTCACAGATCGTTGCCGACGCCATGAACAAGCGTCTGGTGCGGGACTATCCACTGCTCGGACTCGATACTTGGCGACAATTCGCTGAGGTGGTTCCACTGTCTGACTTCAAAACTCAGCACCGCGTGAGATGGGGAGGCTACTCGAATCTCCCAGTTGTTGCACAGGCAGCGCCTTACCTGCCCCTCACATCTCCGACGGATGAAGAAGCAACCTACGTTCCGGCGAAGCATGGTGGGACAGAGGGTGTCACGCGAGAACTTATCATGAACGATGATATCGGAGCCTTGCGAGGACTGACAAGACGCCTCACCCGTGCAGGGTTCCAGAGCGTCCATGAAGCCGTGTACGATATCATCAAGCCCGCACTGACAACGGAATCTGTGGGTTCACCGACACTGATTTACGACGGCACAGCACTCTACACCACGGCCCACGGCAACAAGGCGACGACGGCAATGGGAACGGACGGGGTTGCGATCTTTGCCATGCGTCTCCGTATGGCGAAACAAGCCGATATGGACAACTCAAAGCGACTGGCGCTGAAGCTCGGATACGTACTCACTCCGCCGGATTTGGAAGAGTCCGCATACAAGAGCTTGGTTGCTGCATTCGGTCAAACCAACATGACGGAAACCTTCGTCCAGAATCAGAGAATCCAGAACATCACGGTTGATTACTGGACAGATGCAACTGACTGGGCTGGGGTTGCACGCGACAAGGGCGGACTGGAAGTTGGATTTGTCAACGGCCAGGATACGCCGGAAATCTTTGTCAGTGATCTGCCAAACGTCGGATCGTGGTTCACGAACGATGTTATCACTTACAAGATTCGCTACGAGTGGGGTATCGCAGTTTTGGACTACAGGTACTTCCAGGGCAACGTGGTTGCTGGTTAAAGCAACGATTTTCGGGGCGGAGATTCTTTCCGCCCCTTTTCTTCAAACTGAATTTTGATAAAGGAGAAACAAAATGTCAGCAGGAGGTCAGGGAGTTTTTATACCAAGCCGATACAAGCTGTACGTTGCCAAGGTCACACAGGCCACGACAGCGGCACCGGCGATTGGCACTGAAGTCGTCAACGAGCTCGGTGCAGCACTGGTTCCGGCCAGGACATCAATCGGTCTCTATACGTTCACGCTTGCCGGTGCATTCACCAACAACAAGACCATGGCCCGCATCAATGGTGGCACCGGAGCGGCGATGCGCGTATTCAACATCGAACACACGAGCGCTGACGTGCTCACGGTCAACGTGTTCGATCTCGGGGCGACGCCCGCGCTTGCCGATAGCGGCAACTTCGATCTTGAGATCAAGGTCTACTACTAAGCAAGACTGACGAGTCCTTTGAAGGACGAAACGGCGGGAGCGATTGCCCGCCGTCTCTTGCTTTTGTGTTAAAAAACAGAAGAGGGGTAAATGGCTCACAAGTCCATGATCTGTCTTGATGAGGGGCTGCCCGCGTTTCCCGGAGCGGTAGGATTCGGCAGATTTTCCTTCGGTGGAAGTGGTCGGCATTTCGAGGACCCTCTTGACGCAAGCCCGCAGATTCTTCACGTCCGGTCGCTTGCCAACGACGGAGCCAACACCCTCCGCGCGCATCTCGCCGAGACATTCCCCAGGATCATCGTTTTCGACATTGGCGGGATCATTGAACTCGAATCGATGCTCTCGTGGTCGAATCCTTATTGGACGATTGCGGGTGAGACCGCGCCGGGTAGCGGGATTCTGATCCGGAACTTCGGCCTTGAAACGCTATCTGGTGCAAACCACGGCATCCTGCGGTTTCTTACGATCCGTCCGGGGAACGCCAGTCACGCCTTTGTTGCAAACATTAATTGCGAGCTCGTCGCCGGGAGCGCTATCATCACCGGAGGTGCGGGTGCCTTTACCAATGTGCTTTCCGATGACTGGGTGCAGGACTTCGATCGGTATCCCTGGTCGGATCCCAACGTGGATTGTGACGCCGGTCATCCCGACGGCCCCGCTCTTTGTACGCAGGACACGCTCAGGATTCACAAGACATCGGACACTCAGGTCGAGATCATCGGGGGCGCAACGCCGGGAGACAACGTGCTCTTGACCGGGACGTTCACGCTCCGATTTTTCCGGGCCGCGTTCTCTCCGGCGACATCACCATCGTCCGTCGATGGCTGGCAGATTGGAGCGAACCACATCATCGGCGATCACATCTCAGTCTCATGGGCGCAGGATGAAAACATTTCTATCGGTGACCCTGTTTCACACTGCACGATCATGAACGCTTTCATCACGCAGGGTCTTAACGGTGCCTGGCATCCAGAGGTAGCGCACTCGAAAGGACTGATGCTTCAGCAGACCGGCCCCACGGGGCGCGTGACGGGGTACAATATTTTTCTGGCGCACAACAAAGACAGGAATCCTCGTTGCGGCAAGGCAAGCAATGAGATGATCAATGTGTTGGCTTACAACTGGGGCGGACCATCCGAGGGATTTCACTGTCTCGGCAACGCGCAGGTACACGCTATCCGTTGCTATGGCAAGGCCGGACTTGATACAGAGGTCGGCCCGACATGGATGAGTATTGACACCGCCGGCAGCAACTCTCTCGGCAAACTCTTCACGAAGGGATGTCTTGGCCCTGGACGCTTGACGGATACAGGCGACGACTGGCTCATCACGAGCGCGGCAAAGACGTTCCAAGTGTTACAGCCGATCTTCGCCAGTCCCACACCCTGTTACAATATCGTTGATGCCGATGATGTGATCGCCCTGGTACTGGCTCAGGCTGGAGATAGGCCGCTCGCTCGCAATCAGATCGATGCCCTGATGATCACGCAGTACAACGCCGGCACAGGACACTGGATCGACACCGAAGACGACGCCGGGGGGTATCCCGATTCCTCACAATATCCAACGACACAGGAGGATTTCATTGAGCCGTCGAATCCCTTTGAAATCAATCCGGATACGGGCTACACCAATATCGAAGACACACTACATGCACGGGCACTCTTGCTCGGCGCAAAACCATAAGGAGATCAAACCATGTTAGCGTTTCCGGGAGCACAAGGTTGGGGACGATTCTCGCGTGGTGGCCGTGGTGGGAGAGTCATACCAATAACGACGCTCAATCCACAGGGCGCAGGGAGTCTTACAGAAGCGCTTCTGGCAACAGGGCCGCGCATCATCGTACCGCGCGTATCGGGGACGATTGAGTTTCCGGGGCCGCAGGTGTTTCAGCTTACAGTGACAAATCCGTTTGTCACCCTTATGGCGACGGGGTTACAGTTCAAGAATCTCCGGCTCATTATCAATACCCATGACGTGATCGCACGAAACGGA